TTGGCTGTGCGAACCGTATCCGCATGATGTTTGAAAACCTTCTGAGGGAATGTCGCGGGGTCGCTCAATGAAATTACAAAAATGCCCTGATTGCGGCGCGGTACCTGAGTTTCACTGGAAAGATTATACGTTTGGCTCATGTTCAGGCGCCCTGAAATGCCCGTATGACCATTACCGAGTCCAGCACAGTTACTGGGCTGGTGGAAAGAACAAAGCCAGGCGAGCTTTGGAACAAAAATGGACGGCTGCGGTGAATAAAAACGAGGTTAAAAATGGCTAAAAACTCAATCGACGCTTACGGCGCCAGCGGCAAGACAAACGTTCTGTCGTTCGAACCGGAAAAGCTGCATCTGGTCACCGACAAGACCCACCCTCTCTACGATGAGCGGGTCCACCTGCCGATCGACGAAGGGATGGTACTGAACATCAAAGAGCTGGGCGTACTAGAGCCGATCATCGTCTGGAAAGACCCTGAAACGGGGCTCACCTGCGTAGTTGTAGGCCGTCAGCGCGTAAAACATACCCTGGAGGCAAATAAGCTTCTTTTGAAAGAGGGCAAAGACCCACTGCTTGTTCCTGGAGTCGTTAAGCGCGGATCAGCAAATCAGATGGCTAAATACATGGTCAGCGAAAACGAAATTCGCCGACCTGATACACCGCTTGGCCGGGCTAAAAAAATGTCAGACGCGCTCGACCGCGGTCATGACGAGGACGACCTTGCGGTGTTGTTTGGCTGTAGCGTTCAGACTGTCCGTGCAACTCTGTCACTACTCGATGCTACCCAAGCTGTTCGGGAAGCGGTGGAGTCTGGCACAGTTACCGTTACCCAGGCGCGTCAGCTTGGCGCGCTCCCACCTGAAGAGCAGCGGGCAAAAGTGGCAGAAATCGAGCTGGCGACAGCTGGTACCAAAGGCCATGAAAAATCCCGTCGGCAGCGTCAGGTTCTCGGTGAGGCAAAACCGCGCATCAAATCACGTAAGGAAATCACAAAAGCCCTCGAAGATGCCAGCGGCGAATATGCCGAGGCTCTGCTCTGGGTACTTGGGGAGGCGAAATGAACTTTGAACCTGAAAATTACAGCCGGCGCGCCCTTCTCTGGTTTGCTGCACTGGTCAGTGTTGTCGGGTGGGTTGCAGTAGTCGCTGTAATCTTGGGCGTATGCATGATGATCGAATGGGTGACGGCATGAACATCTCAACAGTAAACGAGCTCATTCAGTCGCTGGAGTCGGCGGGCGAGCTGTCGATCAAAGAGACAAAGATTATGGCGCTGGCGAAAGCTTTTAAGCAGCTGGCTGCGGAGAATATAGGGCTGAAAGGTGCATTAACCGGCAGCGCTTACATCAGCTTTATCAAGGCCAACGGCTGGAATACGTCTGCAAGCACCGTAAACGGCAAGTTCGTCAACTTCGCTGACCCTGAGGTTGATTTTGGTTCTATGGTCTTTGCTCACGCCAAAAAGCTTATCGAAGCAGTCGAAACCCCCGCCACCGACGCCTTCCTGGCCGGGATTAAGGCTGATGGGGTGGAGGAGTTCGTATCCAACACCGTGCATAAGATTTTTGATGAAAGCGATGCAGTGTCAGCTTTGGCTTACCTTTCCCTGGCTAATTCACATGTGAAGCTGCTGCGCGAGGGGGCCGACAAATGAGCATTAGAACAGAGCATGGGTACGGGCCATTAACGGTTACTGTCGGCTGGCTTGATAACTGCCCGAACTGCAACAACGACAAAGTGAGTGTGACTGGCTGGTCTGTGTCTCCGGATACTCTTTGGGCTGGCGACGAAGCCGTATGCACGAAATGCGGACACAAAGGCGAAATTGATGCAGACGGTGAAAACGCCTGGGTTGAATGGGATGGCGTGAAGGAGTCCAGCCATGACTGATATCACCGAACTGACTAGCGTACAAAAAAACGCAAATATTCACCGTTTATCCAGACTCATTGCCTACGCACCGAACGATGAATTGCGGCAAATGGCTGTTGAGGTTGAGCAATACACTGATCAACTCATAGAGGCGCTGGAGAAGGCGCAACACGAAGCGAGAGTTGACTGGGAGGCGGCAGCGTCTCTGAACGTTGAAAACCAGGAATTGAAGCGCCGCATCACAGAGCTGGAGTCCCGCACCGTCACCGTGAAGCTGCCGCAAGCTGTTAGCACTGGCGGTCAGGGTTATCAGGAACAAGTCGAGCGGATACTAACTGCCGCTGGCATCAAGTGGGAGGCTGAGTGATGGCGCTGACAAAAAAACAGCGTGCAGACTTGCGCATGAAGTTTGGCGGCCGCTGCGCTTACTGTGGCTGTGAGCTTGGCGATAAATGGCACGCTGACCACGTCGAAGCGGTCCGAAGAAATATCAGTAACGGCTACGCAATGGACAGGCCTGAAAACGATACAGTCAGCAACATGGTTCCGGCATGCATCCCCTGCAACCTGTTCAAAATGTGCAGCACCGTTGAGGATTTTCGCAAGCGTATTGCTACCCAGGTCGACGTGACTCGCCGGGCATCGAGAAGCTACCGTACAGCGGAATCATTCGGTCTGGTTCAACCGACTAACGCACCGGTAGTGTTCTGGTTCGAAAAATATCTGGCAGAAGGAGCTAACCAATGACCACTATTACCAGTACAGACCTTAGAAATAAATCAATTTGCCTCTACACCCCGCCGTTCCGCTTTGAGCATGGGTACATCTGGGACGCAAAAGGCCAAATGGTCGCAGATAACCACGTAGATGGAGAAGATGCCGTGTTGCGCGTCCGTGGTTGGGGGCGCATCAATGAGGTGAAGAGAGCCTGTCGCGCCGCCATGTTCCAGGCTGGCACCATCACCAATGAGGGTACCAAACAAGCATGGACTGGCATCCCTGATATCGATAACGCCATCAACATGCTCGACCGCATCGATACACTGGAAAGTTGCGATGATGACCGTATTGAGGCTGTTAAGACCGTTTTGCGCCGACTGGCTGGCAACTCTCCGGTAATTCCGGATGGTTACGTGATGGTGCCGAAGGAGATGACCGATGAAATTGGTGAGGCCATTTCCATGCGGGCTCGCTGCTGTGGTGGTATAGCGCTTGATATATACGACGCCATGCTCGCAGCCGCCCCGCAGGAGGTGCCAGATGGAAAATGATAGCGACAACGTCATCACTCTGGTACAGCCAAAGCGCGACGAAGAGAAGCTACTGAACATCACCGTAACCGACAGAAAGGACTACAGACAGCAACACTGCAAGCATAAAGCCGTTGAAGTCGATGAGAAGGGGCGAATCATTCTGTGCCTTCAATGCGGCTGCGCTGTTGACCCATTCCAGTACGTTCTACAGTGCGCGACTGATGGTGAGGCTGTGGTGAGGGAGATTCAGCAGCTTTATAACCGCCGTGATGAGTTGCGCGAAGCTGTCTCCAACCTCGAACGAGAAGAGAAAAATGCAAAGGCACGGCTACGCGCTGCCAGAACGTCGATCCTATTCGCGGAAAACGACCTGAAAAATACTGAGCAGGGGATAAAGCAATAAAACACAAACACCATATTTGTTATCAACAAATCTAAGGTTTGTTATTTATGCAAATGATAACCAGAAAAAAGCCAGCCTTTACCGATCTGTATCAGACCGGAGTTCTGACTCGTATTGTTGCGGTAAAAATCGCCGATCGCGATGGTTGGCGGCTGTTTGGCTTTTGGCGAGATAAGGATATTGGCGTGTACGTAGAGGCTGCTCGTGGAGGCGTCCGGGAATGGTCAGGGCTGGACTATCTGGCTAACTTCTGCGGTAGCTGCGGAATCAGTCGCTGGGAGGTTCACAGCAAGGCCGAACAAAAGTCACCAAAATGATAGCTCACATCCAGCAACCTGATTTATAATAATCACATCGGCTGAACACCGATCTTAGTAATCACTGTGCCACGGAGAAAAACCGATGGCGCAGAAGAACCACTCTCAAAAGCTGTACCTCCTGACACCGGCTATCACCTATGCTGGTGTTTCCGTTTGTCTGTCGCACCCAGGCGGTGCGATATGAGAGACCCTCGTCGCAGATGCAAAGCACCCGGCTGCGGTGCCTGGTTTAACCTTATCTATTCTAATGTTTACTGGTGCTGCGAAGAGCATAAGAGCCAGTACCTTGCGCATCAGCGCGAGAAACAAAAGGTTAAGGCACAAAACAGGTTAAAAAATAAACCCGTTCACCATATCCGCCCTGAACCAAAGACGGCTGAAAAGCCCCTCAGCCACTGGCTGGAAGTAACCGAACGGGTAGTAAATACCCTTTGCCGTGAAACTGCCCTTGCTAATGGGGAGGGGTGCATTTCCTGCGGAACCCACCAGGCCAAAGTCTGGCATGCGGGGCATTACAGAACCGTTGCTAAAGCCTCCCACCTGCGGTTTACCAGCATCAATATCAATCTTCAATGTGATGACTGCAACGTCGGCAAATCAGGGAATATCAAAGCCTACCGCGAAGGGCTGGTGGAAAAAATCGGTGAAGCCGCAGTTCAGGGGCTTGATAACGACAACCGCATTCACCGCTGGACCATCGAAGAGCTGGAAGCCATCCGCCTGCAGGCTTACGCCGACTTACGCGTACTGAAAAAAACGCTGGAGGCCGCATGACATATCAACTCATTTACGTCGATCCACCCTGGCAATACGGCAATAAAATTAGCAATGGCGCTGCGGTTAACCACTACGAAACTATTAGTCTTGTCGAGCTTAAGCGCCTCCCTGTCTGGAATCTGGCTGCTGATAATGCCGTTCTTGCCATGTGGTACACCGGCACACATACCGAGGAAGCGATCAAGCTGGCAGAAGCCTGGGGTTTTCGAATTCGCACCATGAAGGGTTTTACATGGGTAAAGCTTAACCAGCACGCCGAACGGCGATTCAATAAGGCGCTAACTGAAGGT